GGACTGCTCTTGGCTACCCCCAACTTCTCGTAGAAGCTGGCGTTGGCAGAACATAGGGTTATCCCTTGCCACTTGGTGTTGTTGATGCGCAGTTCGTTGGTCTGCCCCTTCATCTTGTTTTTGCCTCGGCCTTGGCTGATGCTGTACGCCAAGTCAGAGAACTCCATGCCGCTCAGGTTGGTGATCTCGTCGATGGTGTTGGCCAGATTGTTCATGACGCCCAGTTGGTGAATCTTGGCGTTGAACGTGTCCTTGTACATGGATGTGAGTTCTTTGGGCTGGCCGGAGATGCTGTTGCACATGAACAGTGCGGTGGACTTGCCTGAGCCAGACTCCGGGTGGATGAGGTTGATGATGGCCCCCTCCAGACCCGTGAACTTGAGCAGCGGTGAGCCAAACCCTGTCAGAGCAGCAAATGCCTGCGGCTCCAACCCCGGTTGCGCATACAGATCAAACACCTCTTTCCACTTCTCAAACGTACCCTTGACGTGGAGTTTTTCGGAGATGTCCCGCGTGGTGCTGGACGGCGGGCTGTAGAACACCCCGTCCTTGGTGATCTCCCGGTCACCGAGAATGAACTTGCTGTCCCCGTCGGCCCAGCCAAACTGAGTTCTCATGGTTTCTGCTTTCTTGGAATACTGAAGATTTTTGACGGACAAGACCACAAACGTGGTCAAGTTTTCGTACTGCCCCTTGTAGGTCACCAGCCCATGCTGCGCCAGAGCTTGGCGCAATCCGTCTTTGGAGCAAATGACTGCGGCAGTCAGGGTAAATTCCCGCACCCCATCGTGCGGCAGGTGCAAGCGGAACAGGACAACCTCGCCCAACTCAGGATCACGCATGCGCTTGACCGCATAGAAGTCGTGCTCGTACACGAGCGGAGGCTCAACCTCATCCCCTTCTTCGGGCGGCTTTTTGTAAATGCCGCCGTTCTTGCCCCGGAAGTAGGGGAAAGGATACTCAGGGATTTGGTACTTCTTGACCACACCGTCATCTTCGACGGTCACCTCGTTATCTTGCGGGTCGGCTTCCTCAACATCAAACCCAAGCACGATGGGAGACTTGATCTTGCCTTTGTGTGGGCACCCGTCGCATCCGCCCGGATTGCGTTCTTCAAAGGTGGCGCAGTGGTGTGGGCCGCCACGCTTGCGGATATTTCTCAGCTTGGACTCGACTTCTTCCGCGTCGTAGTCTGGGTACTTGTTGGACATTTTGTGTGCGGCTTCGTCTCCGTCTACACAAAACGCTGCTATGGATAACGCCGACACCCACAAGGGCTCGTCAATTTCTTCTTGGTTTGCAAAACAGTAGTTCAGTTGTGCGCAGCCGTTCTCGGCCTTGAGCATGATGGTCTTGAACCGTTTGACCTTGTTCTCCATCAACGCCTGCATCATCGGGCTCATGGCCGACGGTACAAACTCCGGTGCTTCCTGCGGCTCGGTTTCTTCTTTTGGTGCCCCCAGCAAGTTGCACCAGTCTTCGTAACTCAAGGCTACGGTGTGCTCGTTCCAAACTTCAACTGCCTTGGGTTCGTCCTTGTTTTTGAAGTTGAATGACTCCATCGGGCGAAGCACCCGTGAGGCTTCAAACACTTTGTCGTCAACGATGAGCCCCTGCTCTTTGCACAGTTGCTTAAGTCGTTTGGCCAACGGCTCCCACTCTTGGCGGGATACCGTTGTATCGAGCAGCCAATACGCATGAATCCCGTTACCGGAGTTCACCAAGATTGGCTTGGGTAGATTTACGGCCTTGCAAAATTTTTGCAGTTCCGCAAGTCCGGTTTGCTGGTCAAGATACCCTTCGATCTTGCCTTTGGAGTTCGGCACACCCTTCGTCGGGCCGCAGTCAATGTCCAACCATAGAGCCCTGACGTACAGCGCATTCTCATGTGTGCGCTCATTGAGGGGGCCAAACTTAGAGCAGCCAAAATACGCGTCTATCTTGGCGGCAACAAATTCTGCAATGGTCTCGTCAACTTCCTGCCTTGTCTCCAAAAACCTCTGATCTGGGTATCGACCTATACCAATGATGCAGTAACGCCCTTCCTGCGGCAGGACGGCGTCAAGTAGGTCGAATGACATGGTTTACTTTTTCTTGAGGCTGGCAATGTACCTTTCGATGCGCGTGTGTAAGGAAGGATGGGGGGACGAGTCTCCCTTAAACCAGTTGTAGACAGTCATGCGGCTAACCCCGAAGTAGTCGGCCACACGACTCACACTGATGCCCTTCTGAGTACACACACGCCCCAAAGCTACGCCCAGAGATTTGGGATTCGCCTGTTTGTTGGCAGCTACCAAACTCTGACTGTAACCATAGGTCATGTTTACTCCTCGTCAGCCCAAGCCTTGACCACGGCGTCCAAGTCCTTCTTGGTAGGCGCGGGTACATCGGCTTTTTTGCTCTCGCGCTTGACCGGCTCGGCTACAGGTGCTTCTGCTTTTTGAGCTTTGGGTGCTTCCAGCTTGGGGGCACGGCCTGCGGCATCCGCTTGATACGGCGTCATCACCACCAACTTCTGCGTCTCAGGCAACGAAGCTGCTTTGCTCGTGACTGCGTACTCGCCCTTGTTGATGAACCGCACCGGAGTAAAGAGCACCGACTGGTTGTCGTTGTCTTCGTTGAAGCTGATCTGCGTAACCACGTAGTCCAAAGACTTGCCGTTGTTGGCCAAGTATTTGGTGTATCCCTCAAAGGGGTGGGTGTTGTCGCCGACTGGGTCACCAAACAGAGACTTGGAAGCCAAGTTCATCTGGTAGACACGGCCTTCCAGCGAGGTGCCAAAGTCTTCTTCCAGCGTCAGCGCAATGCGGCGGCTGTACCGGCAGGCTTTGGAGTTACCCATGCCCGAGCCCTTGATGTTCTGCGGGCACTCATCGCAGCGGTTGGCTTGGCGGTTGGTCGAACCAGCGTCAGGGGCTTGTCCGTCGTTGGAGAAGCAGTCGGGTGCAGTCGGCTCGGCTTCCGGGCTCCACTGTTTTGCGTAGAAGATGCGGCCCACTTTGGGTGAGGCATTAACGATGATGGCGTTGAGGGTGCCTTTGACCTTGCCCATCTCCTCACCACCGACAACCTTGCGGAAGATGCCGTTCTTGGGCACGATACGCGCCACGCCGGTACGACCAGCGAGTTGTTTGGTAAGGTCACTGACGCCTGCGGTTTGCAGGAAGTCGGGAAGGCTCTGGTCGATCACGGTGATGTTGCTCATTTTCAATTTCCTTTAGAACGTCTAACAACCACGGTATAGCTGTTCTCCACGTTGAGGCCAGCGGGGAGAAGGTCTGGATTCTCGGAGAGGAACTCCTTCATGTGTGTCTGATGAAGTCGCTTCTCTAACAAGGCAAATGCACCATGTTCTTCGATGAACCGATACATTGAATCCCAATCGTTCGTCCAATACCGTGATTTGATGGAGCGCACGATTGTGCCGTGTGGGGTGCGGATGCTGTCCGCGTTAAACATCTTGCAGGTCTCAAGCATCTGTGCTTCGACAACTGCCATCTGCTCTTCAAGGTCTGCAACCTGCTTCTTGTACGCGTCGGTCATAGCTTCCTTGGCATCCCTCATTCTGAGGTACACCTTGGTCAGCTTGTCGAGTGTGGGGTTGGGGTCAAGGGGCGCTTCGCCCTGAACATCTTCGTCCATTATCTGCTCCTTTTTGCGGGGATTGTACAGGCTTGCTTGACAATGTCAAGCGGTCTCTTCTTCCGCCGATAAAATTTCTTGGCGGTACAAGTCGATGATGCCGTTGTGGTTGTTGATGTTGGTGCGCAGCAGCTTGTACATGCGCTCTTCTACGGGGCTTCCGTGGATGTGGACGACGGTCATGGGGTTGACTTGCCCTGGCCTGTCGATACGTGCGTTGGCTTGCAAGTACGTCTCAACACTTGTGCATGGAGCGTACCAGATGATTGTGTCGGCGGCAGTCAGGGTAAGCCCGTGGGAGGCAGCCTGCGGCTGAATGAGCAACACCTTGGGGTGCTCCCCTTTTTGAAACCGCTGGACAATGTCGGCGCGGTTGTGAACGCTCACGTTGCCGCTGATAACTTCGCAAGTCACGCCGTTCTTTGTCAAGAATTTGTTTACAAGCTCGATGGTGTGCGTGAACGGAATGAAGACCAACACCTTGTTGCTGCACTCGTCAATCACTTCTTGCACCACATTGAGCCGATTGCTGGCGTCAAAATCCACAATCTCACCCGTGTCGGTGTAGACCGAACCGCAGGCAATTTGGAGCAGCTTGTTGATCTGGACCGCAGCGTTGACAGCAGTCACGTCCTCGCCCGCAGCCTCGATGAGCATCTGCTTGGCAAGCTGCTTGTAAAACTTTGATTGTTGCGGGCTCAGCGGCGCTTCGCGGTCCATGAACGTAACGGGTGGCAAGTCAAGGCACTGCTTCTTTTCAAAGCGAATGGCTGGCTGCAAAACACTGTGGACGATGGACTTCGCCACTGGCCGAGGGAGCCAGCGGTGCTCGCTGACTTTGGTCATCACCTGATCGCGGAACTCGGAGAAGAACTTGGGTACTCGCGTAGGGCTAACCAGCTTTGCCAAGCCGTAGGCGTCAACTGGAGACTGTGCGGCTGGGGTGCCCGTGAGCATCCACAATCCTTTGACGTGTTTGCACACATCGCGCAGAGTCTTCCACCGCACGGTGCGAGAGTTTTTGTAGGCCGACGCCTCGTCCACCACGATCAGGTCAAAGCCACCAGCGATGACTTCTTCCTTGATGATGTCCACCCCGTCAAAGTTGACGATGATGAACTCGGCGTTGCCCTCAACGATTTGCTTGCGCTTCTTTGCCGATCCGTAAGCAACAGCCACGGTCCTGTGCAGCGCGAATTTGAACAAGTCGGCCTGCCATGCGCTGTGCATGATGGACAGAGGGCACACTACTAACACACGCTTTACCACACCCAGCTTCATCAAGTAGTCCACGGCCCAAATCACTGAAGCCGTTTTGCCCGTGCCCTGCTCGTTGAAGCAGAACGCTTTGGGGTAACTGATGAGGAACTCTGCTGTAGCCTTCTGATGCTCGAACGGGCTAAACCCCGGAGGCCGGGGCCAGTCATACTCTGATAGGTTCACTTCTTTTTTCTTTCCTTGGTGCTGACTTCAGACACTAGCTGATGGTTACTGTTGCGCTTGAATGAGCGATTCTTGGTCGCCGATTGCAAGCGGGTTCCGTTTTTGTTGGACCCACCCCGAGATAGAGCCTTGACGTGTGCAACATCTTTGCCCTCGCGGATGTCAGCAGCCCCATTGTTGTCGCGGTCGGGGTGCTTTTTGTCGAGGGCTTCTCGGGCGTGTTGTCGTTCCATGCGTCTTGCATGTTCTCCTCTTGCAAGTTGTTGTTGATATTCTTTTTTGTACGGGCGCGGTTTGTTGACGTAGGGCATGATTAGCTCCGGTTGTACTCGCACTGCTTAACAGGGCAAAACTTACACAGCGGCCCCTCTTTGGGGTTCCATACCCCATTTTCCAATGCTGCCTCAATCCGCGCAACGTCCTGCGCCGGGGCTTCGATGTACTTTTCAATCATCTCCGCGTGGTGATTGGCCTTCACAAACTCCTTGCTCACCACAAAAAGAAGCGCGGACTTCACCTTCCGAATTTCCGGGTACTTCGCAAACAGGCCACAGGCTACGAGATCGAGTTGCTTCGCGTCCGCATATCTCGCACTCTTGCTGGTCTTGTAATCCACTGAATGGGCTACGCCAGCCTCCCGATTGATAACCACCAAGTCGGCTATCCCATGCCACCACACATTGGGTGCATCGAAATCGCAACTTTCTAAATCCTTTGTCAACCCAAGTTTCACTTCGCATAACTTCTCTCCGGGGATCTCTTTTAAGACGTCTAGG